AGCTGCGCGGCGGCCGGTCGTGCGGCCCGACCGAAAGATAGACATCGCGCCCCGCACGCCGAAGCTCGTCGGCGATCTGCGTGCCGGACGACCCGGCCCCGACCACCAGAACCGCGCCCGCCGTCAACTGCTCGGGATTGCGGTAGGCGCTCGAATGCATCTGCTCGACGCCCGCCGTATCCGGAATAAGCGGCGGGATGATCGGGATCTGGAACGGGCCGGTGGCGGCGACCACGTAATCGGCCTCGATCACGCCGGCCGATGTTTCGGCGCGAAAACCCGATTGCCCGTCGATGCGGCGCACCGCCGTGACCTCGACGCCACAACGGATGGGGGCGTCGATCTTTTCCGCATAGGCCGCGAAATAATCCGCGACTTCGTCCTTGCCGGGAAAGCCGTCGGGACCGGTTTTCGAGAATTCCATGCCGGGAAACCGGTCGTGCCATGCCGGGCCGTTCGCAACGAGGGAGTCCCACCGTTCCGCGCGCCAGCGTTCGGCGATGCGTCCACGCTCCAACACCAGATGCGCAATCCCCGCGCTGCCGAGATGCTCGCTCATGGCGACACCGGCCTGACCGCCGCCGACGACGAGGACTTCTGTTTTTTCAACGGTCATACGCGGCCTTCTTTCCACTTTTCATTTGCCCCCTCACCTGTCCTCACCCCCGCTTCGCAGGGGAGAGGGACCCTGCCGAAACATATTGCATACCAATCCCTCTTGTGAGATGACAGTAGAAACTAAAGTGATGCGGGATATGCCGGGATATGGCGGGACATTGCGGGACGTCAATGTGAGTAACGGTTCTAGGGTATGCCAAATTTTTTCGCCAGCACTAATGTTGATCTTAGAGTCCCGCGAACCACGGCGGCATCGACTTTAGGAACTAGAGTCGCTCGTGAACCTCTCGAATATCTCTTAGAAGCCCATTAGGCGCACCAAAGAAGCCGCTCAATCATCGCGATCCGCCGAGGTATCTACCTGCTTTACCGCGTCGATCAGCTGGGCCGCATCGTCAATCGAGATATCGTATTTAAACACCGCTGTTCTCAGCGCCTCCCAAAACGCCTTGGGCGGATCGTAGTCGGCCGCGATGACCGCGGCGTCGCAGGTCTCTCTCGATCTCTTCAGGCGCTCACCTACGGCCTGCGCGGCTTCCGGGGTATTTGAGAAAGCCCTGTGATCGGAAAAACCGCCAACGGACGGCGCCGGAGCCTCTATGCCGTACGCGAGCCAATCGAGGCTCTTGTCGGCGGCGCGGGCTAACTCCGCAAGGCCAGAAAACCGCGCTTCATTCTCTCCGTCTCGCCATGCCGCCAAGGTGACGGTCGAGACGCCAGCAATCTTCGCCGCAGGTTTCAACCCGCGTAAATCACTGATGACGTCAGCGATTCTCTTTCCAAGTTCAGGCGTCCAACCTGAAAGATTCTGCTCAGCTTCGATTTTCTTTTTCATAGAGAGAAATATCCAAATAAAATCAGATATTTATCGATAAAATGATAAATATCTTAGTTGAAAGAGATTTTTCTTGTTTACACATAAGATTTTTCTCCTATGGTCATAACGTTCGTTAAGTTTGACACCCCATAAAAACCGACCTGGCAGGGTCGGCAACACAAGGACCGATGACGGATGCCGCAACCGAAAGGAATGCACCCCGAGGAGATCAAAGCGAAGATCCGCATGACCGGGATCACCCTAGAGGAGCTGTCTCTCCAATATTGCAAGGGCGCCAGCAATGTTCGCCAGGCCCTCTTTTTCCGTCACTGCCCATCCGGCGAGAGAGCGATCATCCAGTGCCTGAAACAGCACTATGACATCGAACCGCACGCCATCTGGCCAAATCGATACGACGAAAAAGGTAATCGCACCATCGGCCACTCAAGGTCGAATAATACGAAATCCAACGCAGACGGTCACCGTCAAAAAGACGCGGCGGCATGAACATGATCATGCCGACCGATAATTGCTGGGGAAACCTCACTTGAAATACATCGAAACCACGAACATTGCCGTCGCGGATATAGACGACACGAACCGGCTACGCCCTCTCGATCCGAGATGGGTCACGGCGCTGGCCGAGAGCATCGCCAAGATCGGCCAGAAGGAACCGATCGAGGTTGTCGCTCAGAAGAAAGGCAAGCCGTACCGCCTGATCGCCGGAGGGCATCGCCTCGCCGGATGCCGAGAAGCGGGCCTCGCGGTGGTTCGCGCGGAAGTCAAAGAACCGGAAAGCGGCAACCCCGATCTCGAATGCCGCCTTCACGAGATCGACGAAAATCTGATCCGAAACGAACTGAACCCGCTCGACCGTGCAGTTTTCCTCGGTGAGCGCCAGAAAATACACGAGGCAATGTATCCGGCGGCCAAGCGCGGCGGGAAAAATCAGCATACCGCTGAGCCGCTAAACGAAATCGTTTCGTTTAGCAAAAGCACCGCAGAGAAGATCGACCTCGGCGAACGCACGATCCAGCGTGCAACACACATTTACAAACACCTTGCCCCTGAGATCAGAAGCCGGATCGCCGGCACGCCGCTCGCGCAAAAGGAAGGCGAGCTATACCAGCTGACGCGCTACGGCCCCGATGACCAAGTGAAGATCCTCGATATGTGCCTGCGCGTGGACGATCCCGTTCCGAGCGTAAAAGTCGCCGGCGACATTGTTGATGGGCACGTTACGAAAGCGTCCAGTCAAGCCGAAGCGCAGTATGAAAAACTCTACGACGCCTGGAAGCGTTGCACCTCGAAGAAGCCTCGCAAGCACTTTCTCGAAAATCTGGTCGAAATGGGCGTGATCCCGTCGTTCAACGAGGCGCAAATCTGATGGGGCGCCGGAAAAGCGATAATCAGACGCCGAGCCTGTTCGACTGGGAACCTCCGGAGATTATCCGCCGGTTCGACGAGCAGAGGGTCCGGTCCGTTTCCATAAAATCGACGATCGCCCGCGCCATCGCTGCCGCGTTGAAAGACTCGGATAAGCCGCGCAAGGACATCGCTGCCAGTATGAGCGGCTTTCTCGGCGAGAGGGTCACCAAGAATATGCTCGATGCCTATGCATCGGAATCTCGTGACGATCACAATATTTCCTATGTCCGACTACTGGCGCTAGCCGTCGCGACGAGCGACGAGCGGCTATTGCAGATTGGCGCCGATCTGATCGGTCATCTTGTTGTCGACAACAAGTATGTCGATTGGATCGAACTAGGGATGGAGGCCGAGAAACGAGAGCAAGCGCACCAGTATGCAGCGGAGCGGGACAAGAACTTCGATTATCACCTTCGACGCGTGCGGAGGGGCCAATGATCCGAGAATGGTTCACCGCTGCCGAACTGGCGTCCCTCGCGCTCCCCGATTTGGCGACAACCGTCCAGGGCATCAATTTTAAGGCCCGCAGTGAAAATTGGAAGGACGAGCGTAACACCCTCGGCCAGCCGCTCGCGCGTCGCCGCAAAGGCCGTGGCGGCGGGTTCGAATACCATTATTCGCTGTTGCCGAAACGCGCGCAGCTGAAGCTCGTCGCCGATGATCGCCGCCGCGAATCCGCCGCCGCAAAACCCGCCCGCGAGGTCACCAAGGACGAGATCAGCCGCGACGAAATGTGGACCTGGTACAGCGCCCAGCCGGAGAAGCGCAAAGAGGTTGCCGAGAACCGCTTGCGGATACTCGAAAGCATCCTCGATCTGGAGCGCGGCGGACTGGGCAAGAACGTCGCCGTCAACATGGTATCCGATACCGAGCGCGTGGGCGCCTCGACGATCTGGACATGGTTTAACAAGTGCCGTGGCAGAAACCGCGCCGACTGGCTGCCGTATCTTGCGCCTGGTCATACGGGACGGACGGCGACCGTCGAATGCCACCCCGAGGCATGGAACGCTCTCAAAGCCGATTATCTGCGCCTCTCAAAGCCACCTTTTCAGGCGTGCTACGAACGCGTCAAGGCGATCGCCGACGATCAGGGCTGGGAAATGCCCGCTGCGCGTACGCTCGAACGCCGGTTGGAGCGCGAGATACCGAAAGCCGTCATGGTGCTGCTCAGAGAAGGCGAGGACGCGCTGAAACGCATGTACCCGCCGCAGGAACGCGACCGCACGGAATACCATGCGCTCGAAGCCGTCAACATCGACGGCCACAAGTGGGATGTTTTCGTGCGCTGGCCGGACGGCACGATAGCCCGTCCGATGATGGTCGCCATACAGGATCTGTATTCCAACAAGTGCCTCGCGTGGCGCGTCGACCGGTCTGAGAATTCCGATCTCGTCCGCCTTGCTCTGGCCGATGTTTTCCGTGAATACGGGATATTCGATCAGATCTACATGGATAACGGTCGCGCATTCGCGTCCAAGTATATCTCTGGCGGCACGTCCAATCGCTTCCGCTTCAAGGTCAAGGCCGAGGAGCCGACCGGCGTCCTGACGACGCTCGGCATCGACATCACCTGGACGCGGCCCTACAGCGGCCAGTCAAAACCCATCGAGCGGATGTTCCGCGACTTCTGCAACCACATCGCCAAATGCCCGCAATTCGAGGGCGCGTACACCGGCAACAAGCCCGATGCCAAGCCGGAGAACTACGGCACCAAGGCCGTGCCGCTGGACGATTTTCTCGCTGTTGTTGAGCAGGGAATCCGGCTGCATAACGCACGGCCGAAGCGCCGCACACGCGTCTGCCGTGGCGTCAAATCCTTCGACCAGGCGTTCGACGAGAGCTATGCCAACGCGCCGATCCGCAAGTGTACCGACGAGCAGCTGCGCATGTGCCTCATGGCGGCGGAAAGCGTCCGCGCCGACCGCCGCTCTGGATCGATCCGGCTGCTCGACAATCGATACTGGGCGGAATGTCTGCACGATCATATCGGCAAGCCACTGACCATCCGTTTCGACCCGGACAACTTGCACGACGGCGTGCACGTCTACCGCCTCGACGGCGCGTATATCGGATTTGCCGAGTGCATCGAAGCCGCGGGCTTCGGCGATTCCGCTGCCGCCCGCGAACAGGCATCGCGCTTCAAACGATTCCGCAAGGCAACGAAGGAAGCTGCGGCGATCGAGCAGCAAATGACGCTTAACCAATACATCGAGTTACTGCCCGAGATCGACGACGCGCCCGCACCGGAAACGAAGGTGATCCGCATGGTTTCCGGCGCCAATGCATTAAAGCCGGTCGAGGTCGAAGATCCGGACGCCATAAGCGGCGCAGAATTTCAGGAGCTTTTCTCGGAAGGCATGAGCCTGAGGGTCATCGAATCCGAGGACTACTGAAAAAGCGAAGGCGCCGCGGCCCCACCGCGAACGCCTTCAGGACCATAACAGTCAGAAGGAATGCATAGCATGGACGGCACGAACACCGCTACCGAAAACCAGTTATATAACACCGAGGAACTGGATGCTCTCCGACACCAAGTCATCGCCATCAAGGAACAGACAAGCCTGTCGTGGGACAAGCTGGCGATGGAATCCGGCATCCCTACCGGCACGCTGTCGCCGTTCGCGACCGGCTCTTATGGCGGCAACAACCAAAAAGTCGCCGAGAAAGTCAGCACCTGGCTGATATCGCGCGAGGAAAAAGCCAAGGCCCGCAAGACGCTGCGCCGCTCGCCCGAGTTTGTAGAAACGCCTACCGCGAAGGCGTTTCTCGAAACCCTGATGTTTGCACAGACCTCGCCGGAAATCGTCGTTATCGCCGGGTCGCCGGGCGTCGGAAAAACCATGACGGCGGAGACCTACGCCGCAAGAAACACGAACGTCTACTACGCGCCGATGCGCCCGTCGACGGCGGGCGTCAATACGATGATGCTCGCTATCTGTGAAGCCATGCGCATCGAGGAACGCTCGCCCGCCAAACTCAGCGCAGCAATCGGCGACAAGGTGCGCGACACCGATGCGCTGATAATCCTCGACGACGCCCAGCATTTGAGCGTCGCGGCGCTGGAACAGCTTCGCTCGTTCTTTGATGTCGACAAGGTCGGCATCGCGCTGATCGGCAATCATGAAGTGTACGAGCGGCTCGACGGCGGCAAAAAAATGACGTTCGCGCAATTGTTCTCGCGGATCGGCATGCGCACCAACAGATCGAAGCCGGCCGCCCGTGATGTCTGCATGCTGCTCGACGCCTGGAAAGTACCGGATAAAGAGCGCACTTACCTCAAACAGATCGCGATGAAGCCTGGTGCGTTGCGCACCGTCGACCGCGTGCTCAAGGCCGCGCACATCGCCGCGTCCAGTGCCGGTAAACCGATCAGCGAAGCTTTGGTCAAAGCCGCGCACAAGCGCCTGTCCTCGACCGACGACATGGAGGGCGCGTGATGCTGGCATTCAAGATGCAGACCCTGCTGTCGTTTCTGAGCCTCAAGGTGCAGGCCGAAGCCGGCCTGACGCACGAAGAAACGAAGGAAGTCGGCGGCGTGCTCAAGATCCTCACCGCCCAGGCATTCGAACTGGAACAACGCGGGGGCAACGTCGTCGACATAAAGCCGCTGCTTGCCCAGCGCCAGGCGGAGGACTGGTGCCGCCGGCAGGGCTTGCGGGTCGCGCCTCGCGATCCGGACGGCGGAGACGCAGCATGACTGTAACCGTCGAAGCTATCAAACGAACCGTGGCGCACGCGTTCGGCTTATCGCTTACCGGCCTGCTCAGTAAACGGCGGTCGCGGAGCGTCGCCCGCCCGCGGCAGATCGCCATGTATCTGACGCAGGAAATGACGTTGCTGTCGACGCCCGCGATCGGCAAGAAGTTCGGCGGCCGCGATCACACGACTGTCATTCACGCGGTGCGGACGATCGAAGCGCTCATGCAGCGCGATCCCGATTTCAAGAAACGCGTCGACCAGTTGCGCGAAGAAGCCCTACTGACCCAAAGCGATCTCGCGAGGTTCTCATCCACTAGCTTGGAGGACGTTGCCGTGCAGGCGCACCGCGTCGCCCTCCGGCAAGCGAAGCGGATGCCGGGAAGCCTCGTGGTCGGCGACGTCTCGGAAATGCGGGACGCGCTGAAAGCCGAGTTCAACGAGATCGCCAGGGAATCCGGTGAAGGCAATGACGGGCAAATGGTCGAGCTTCTCACGTCACCGGCGGGGTCGTGGTCGCTGCTTCTGATCGCACCGGACACCGACAGGGCGCAGCTCATCGCTAGCGGTGACGACTGGCGCCGTGCCGGTCCAAGCGGTTGCGGGATAAAGCGCATAACGAAGAAACCGGATGCGCCGGCACCCGCCGCACCGCCGCCGCCGCCGCTGCCGCCGACATCCCCGGTAAAGGAACGGGAATGCGCTATGTGCGGTGATCCGTTCACGAGCCACCACTTCGGCGAACGCGTCTGCGGGAGGTGCAAGAACTCGAAGGCTTGGAAGAATCCCGACGACGCCCGCCTGCAGGAAGCGCGGGTATGAAGCGCCGCAATCCCATCATCCGCGCCGTCGTCCAGCAGTTGCGCTGGTGGCGCACCGTGTTTTTTACCCGACAGACCAGGAGACACTCGATATGACAAACAACAACGCCACGATTCCGGACGGCTACAAGGCCGATGCCAAGGGACACCTTGTCCCGGAAAACCTGATCAAGCCGCAGGAGATGCTTGAGGATCAGACCGTCCGATCGGTCATCGACCACGCCCGCGAACTCAGTGCGCAGATCGCCCGCTTCCGCGGCCACACCTTCGATGATGTTGCGTCGTTCATGGATATCCTGGCCGAGCGGTACGGCGCCAGCAAAGGCGGCAAGAAAGGCAATGTCACGCTCACCAGCTTCGACGGCTGTCTGAAGATCACGGTCCAGGTTCAGGACACGCTTGTCTTCGGCCCCGAGTTGCAGGTCGCGAAAACGTTGTTCGACGAATGCATTTCCGAGTGGTCCGCAGGTGCCGACGACAGGGTCCGCGCGCTCGTCGATCACGCCTTCCAGGTCGACAAACAGGGCAAGATCAATCGCGAGGCACTGTTCAGCCTGCGCCGCCTCGACATCGATGACGATGCATGGCGCCGCGCCGTACAGGCATTGAATGACTCGATCCGCGTCCAGGGATCAAAGGAATACATCCGTTTCTACCAACGCGCAGCGCCGACCGACAAATGGGAGGCCATCACCATCGACATCGCCAGCGCCGTGGCGCCGACCATGACTGGGGAGGCCGCATGATGGCCAAGTTGACCTACGAAGATGGGATCGTGTGCGAGGTCTTCGATCACGTAGCTCTGCTCACTGGCGCCAAGGTCTTCGATGCGCGCGTGACAAAACTGCATCCGAAGTTGGGGGAGGTTTCGGTTCGATACGAGGACTACACCGACACGACCCGCACAGGCGAACCCAAGACAAAGTCGGCGCGCGTTTCGCCGCGCCTGCTTGAACTTGTGCGGAGGGACGGATGAGCAAGCCCGAAATCTGCGAAGCCGTACAGGAAACCGCCGTTGTCGCGCTTGATGACGGCCGGTCGGCGATCCGCACCTCGACCCGCCGTGGCATGGCCGGCAAGGGGCCTGTCGACGATCAGATCGAGTACCTCGCGTTCAACGATCCGAGGGAAGGCCTGCGCATCGCCCGCGATCTTGCCGAAATGTGCCTGGCGAAGATCGAGAAGGAAGGAGCCTGACCGATGACGAATGAGCAGACCGTACAGGAGCTGATGGCCGAGAATGCCGAACTGACGCGGAAGCTCGCGGCACTCGAGTCGGCCGCAGTCGAGTTGCGCCTCTGCGCTCAACCGTTCGCCAAGTGGCACGAGGTTTCCGAGCAATGCGGGGCGCTGCGCCATGCAATGAAGATTGTCGGCGTCGCGCTCAAAGACGTCAAACCGACACCCGGTCATTGCGATCGCGTCCGGGGCCTCGCCGCCCGCGCGGAACATGAGGCCTTGGATATCAAAGCGCTCGCCGATGCGGCCGATGCCGAACGCCGAGAACAGCCCGGTTACCGGGCAGATCTGGAGGCTTGAGAGATGAAGAAGAGCTGGTTCTTCGATCCGCTGAAACCCGGCAAGTACGTCAAGGCGATTGCCGATCCGGCGACACTCTTCAAATCGCACACGCCCTTTGAAACCACCAAGGGTGCACAATATCCGGTGATGTCGGATGCCTGGCTGCGCGCGCTTCCGGTCCGTCACCTCGCCGCCGCCGACTGCCTGATGATGATGTGGTCGACGATGCCGAAGCTGGATTTCTCGATCAGCCTGCTGGGCGAATGGGGATTTCGCTATGTCACAGCCGGCGCCTGGCACAAGGTCCACGCCAGCGGCAAGACCGCGTTTGGTACCGGCTTCGTGCTGCAAAGCGCTGCCGAGGTGTTCCTGATCGGTGCGATCGGAACGCCGCTCTATGTCAATCGGCCCGCACCGGGCGTGATCGTCACCGAAGAAACTCACGACGAGGAATTGATCCGCCTGACCGCCGGCGCCGAAGGTTTCGACGCTGTGCGCCGCGAGCACTCCCGCAAGCCGGACGAACAATACGCGATCATGGATCAGCTTATGGGCGACGTCCCCGGTTGCGAGCTTTTCGCGCGTCAGCAATGGCCTGGCTACGACGCCTGGGGAAACCAGGCCGACCACTTCACGCCCGCCGGAGGTCAGCCATGAACATGCCGCCCCTCTCGAAACAGGAGATCGCCGATGCCCGCAACAGCTAAAGCAACGAAGCCCGTCGACGCGCACCGTAAACAGCTGATCGCCAAGGTGCACATCGGCAAACAGAAACTGCATCTCGATGACGATACCTACCGGGACATGCTGGAAAGCCTGTTCGGCAAGCGGTCGTCGAAGGCGCTATCCACTAAGCAACTCGTCGGCCTGGTCGAGCACATGAAAAAACAGGGCTTCAAGGATCGCCCCCGCCGCCGTACCGCCGCTGCGCCGGCGGAGAGCGTCACGGCCGCCGAGGACCGCGAGCGGCTGCTCCGCAAGATCCGCGCGCTTTGGGCATCGCTGCACCATCTCGGCGTTCTCAGGGATGCCTCAGAAACCTCTTTGGCGTCGTTCGTCCGCCGCGTGACCGGTGGCCGCGAAACCGGGATCGCCATCCTTGCCTGGCTCGATGGCGCCGCCGCGTTCAAGGTCATCGAAGCGTTGAAGAAAATGGCCGAACGTGACGGCGGTGTGTGCTGGGAAGCGCACCGGATCGCGACCAGCGCCGGGCCAGTCACGGTCTATCGGCCGCGACAGCGAGTTCTCGAAGCGCAATGGCGGCTTATGGCCGAGCTGCAGCTGGCCAAGGTGCCAAACGTCAAAGGCCTCGCCGCCTATGCCGTGCGCGCCGCCGGGATCGGTAACAAGCGCGACCTGTCGCAATTGGACGAGGGCGAGCAGGATCTCGTGATCGCCGCCCTCGGCGAGCAGATCCGCACCCGCATCGCGGACCTGGGCTTCGACACCGTCCAGGCATGGAAGGCCGCGCGATGAACGCCACCCGTACTCGCCACGGCTTCGTCATGCACCGGCTCGCTTGCACTCTGCATTGCCGCAACCGCGCCGAAGAGCGCGACGTGCCGATGAGCCTCCATGAGGTCGAGGGTCTGAGCCGCCTGATCGAGCGCGCCCGCCCGGCCTTCGAAACGCCTGGTCGTACCCGGTACCGCGTCGGCGTACGCCGGGGCAACGGCGACCGTTTCCGCGTCATCTATGACACGCAGCTGCAGACCGTGGTCACGGTCCAGACCGGGCGGTCCTGGAGAAAGGTTGCCGGAGGGAAATCCGATGTTTGAAGTGGTGGAGCGAGATGGGGCCCGCACCGTCGTTCTTGAAAACGGGGAGCAACGCGCGCTGGCAAATGACAACGTCGCGGCGGTTCTGGTCGATGAGATCGAGCGTCTGCGGACCGGCTTCGCCCGGATCTGCGACGGCCTGGAGCGTGGCGATATCGGCGACGACGTCGTCTGGCTCGATCAATTCCAGACGCTTTGGGAATTCTGCGCTGACCTGATCGGCCGCGAAGAGCCTCTCGGAGACGCGCTGCGAGAACCGACCGAAGCGGACATCAAGTACCTCGTCGATCGATTGAAAAAGCTGATTTCGGAATTGGCTGTCCGCGAAGGCGCCGACAAACGTACGGAAATGACGACGGCCGATGTATTCAACGATTTCAATCACGGGCGGATCACCGAGTTCGAGGCGCTCGCCAGATTGCAGTCAATCCGCTGCCGTCGCAGTTGGCTTGAACGGCTGTTTAGCTGAG